CAAGGCAGACGGTTACCGCCCGCAGACCGGCACCGTAACGGTTGCCGCAGCCGCCGTACCGGTTGCCGTCACCCTGCCTGCATCCAAGTAAGGGGGCTGCCATGTATGCTGATTTTACCGACTATCAGGGCGCCTACTGCGGCACCCTGATCACCACCCAGGGGCAGTGGATGCCCGCCGTGCGGGAAGCCTGCGCTTATCTGGACAGCATCACATTTGGCCGTCTGAAGTGCGGCGCGCCGGTGGATGATACCGTAAAGCTGGCGGCTTGCGCGCTGGCGGATGTTGCCGCCCGCTACCAGGCCGCCAAGGCCGATGAGCGCAGCCGCCCCGGCCTGGCATCCTTTAACACAGACGGCTACAGCGAAACGCTGAACACTGCCGCCCTGACCGCACAGTACACGGCAGACATGCAGGCGGCCGCGGATATTTACCTGCCGCGCAGCCATCCGCTGCGCTATGCGGGCCGGGATGGGAGGTGCCGCCCTTGTTCGGCTGTGACCAGACCGTGACCCTGACCCACCTGCACTATGACGGCGATGCCGACCGGGATGTGAGCGAGGAAACCACCCTGACCGGCGTGAGCTGGTACGGGCAGGCAAAGACCGCCGTGGATTCCACCGGCCTGCACGCGGCGCGGGTGTACAAATGCCGCATCCCGGAAAGCGCCGCCCCCGCTGGGCTGGACATTGCCCCCGGCGACAAGATCACCTGCGGCACCGTGACCGCCACCGTGCTGGACGTGCATGACAACCGCGGCCACCCCGCGCCGCACTGGTATGTGGAGGCAAGCTGATGCACATTGATTTTGACGTCGAGATCGATCTCTCCGGGCTGGATCAGGAGATTCAGCGCCGGCTGGGGCCAATGAGCCCGGCTCAAAAGTTTGTGGATTCATCCTTCATCCGGGTAACGGACCCCTATGTACCCTTCCGCACCGGTGCCGCAAAGGACAGCGCCATCATAAACAGCGTTATCGGTTCCGGCAAGATTGTGTATGCAACGCCATACATTCAGGCCATCTGGTCCCACCCGGAATGGAACTTCAACGGTGCCCCCATGCGCGGGGCTTACTGGGCGCAGCGCAGCTGGGCTGACTACGGGGACGAAATCATCCGGGGTGCCGCACAGATCGCGGGAGGACACGCAGAATGAACGCACTTGATGCCACCAGAGCGTGGCTGCGGGCACATTGCCCACTGATTGATAAGACCGACCGGTTCAATGCCAACTACCTGGGTAGCCAGGCCACGGAATATACCCTTTGCACGGCGGGCGAAACCCACCGGGAGGATATTCTGGGCATTGACCACGCCATCTACAAGCTCACATTTGTGGCGCAGCTCCCCTATGGTGCCGCCCTCAAGGGCAACATTGCTGCGGCGGATTTTTTCGCTAACCTGGCCAACTGGATCCGGGGTGCAGAGCGCGCGCACAATTATCCACAGATTGCTGGCTATGTGGTGGAAAAAATCGAAGCCAGCAACGCTGGTATTTTAACCAGTGCTGATGCCAACGCAGCACGATACCAAATCCAAATCACGATCCATACGAAGGAGTTGCAAGCATGAAACTGGAACGCAAATACATGGCCCACTACCTGAATGCCCACTTTGCCAATGACGGCGAAGGCGATGCCAGTTATGTCCGCCTGGGTAAAGACCTGGAGGAATACAGCCCGGAGCTTTCCGCCAACGTGGAAAAGAAAAGCAACATCCTGGGCCAGACCTCTATCACCATTGACAGCTACCAGAAACAGGGCGAGGTAAGCCCCTACTATGCCGAAAAGGGTGATCCCCTGTTTGCAAAACTGCAGGCTATCATCGACGGCGACCAGGTGCTGGACGACCTGAAAACTGACATCGTGGAGGTCAAGCTCTGGGAAACCGTCACCGGCGAAACCAAGTACCCTGCCGTCAGAGAAGAGTGCTACATCGAGGTTTCTAGCTACGGCGGCGATACCACCGGCTATCAGATCCCGTTCAACGTACACTACACCGGCGTGAAGACCACGGGCACCTTTGACGTAACTGCTAATACCTTTACTGCTGGCTGATAACGGAGGACAAGAATGGCACTGAAAATTGATCTCGGCTTTAAGAGTTATGACATTGAGGACGCCGACGGCAACCATATCGGCACTATCCGGTTCAATCCGTCCGACCCCGGTCTGGCCGGGCGCTGGGAAAGCGTGGAGGCCGCGTTTTCTGGGCTGGATAATCTGGAAGAACTCACCCCTGCCAAAGCCATTGAACTGGACCGCAGCGTGAAAGATCGCATCGACCATGCGTTCGGCAGCAAAGTGGCAGACGTTGTATTCAACGGGCTGTCTTGTTTTGCGCTTTGCGCAGACGGCACCACCGTGCTGGAAAACGTCATGAACGCACTGCGCCCGGTGATTGAAACCGAGCTGAAGCACTCCGTCCAGGCTGCAGAAAAGCGCATGAGCGAATACACCGCCAGATACGACGATCCCACTGCCGGTCTGGCCCCAGGCCAGCAGGCATGATCGGCTGGAATCTGCCTGTCACCGTCATGGTTGGCGGGCAGCTTTTTGCTATCCGGTCAGATTTTCGGGCCGTCCTGGATGCCCTCGCCGCGCTCCAGGCTTCTGATTTGATGGAGCAAGAGCAGCGTGTGGCGTTTCTTCGCATTCTGTATCCACGCTGGCGGGAACTGCCGGATTACAGGGAGGCATTCACCCAGGCCGCGGCCTTTGTCAACCTGGGGCAGCCGGTGGAGGATCGCCCCCACACAGCGCCCCTGGCAGATTGGAGCCAGGATGCCCAGCTGATTGCCCCTGCGGTGGATGAAGTGCTGGGTTATAGCTGCCGTCAGTGCCAATACCTGCACTGGTGGGATTTTTTGGGCGCGTACCAGTCCATCAAGCCAGACGGCTTGTTTGGTACGGTAATCCGCATCCGCAATAAGCGGCGCAAGGGCAAAAAGCTGGATGAAGCTGAGATCGCCTTTGCACGCGAAAACCCAACCCTTATCACGCCGCCGCACCGCAGGACTGAGGAAGAAGAACGGCTGCTGGCCCTCTTAGGAGAATAAGCATACTATGGACGGCAACAAGAAGATCGTCATCAAAACAAAAATCGATACGAAGCAGGCTGAAGCGGATCTGAAAGCACTGAAATCGTCTATCCGGGACACCGCAAAAGAGCTCTCCTCGGTGGAAAAGCAGATCACCCAGGCAAACTCGCACCGGTCTAAGCTGGCAGATGATCTCAAGAGCGCTCAGGCAGCCGCGCAGGCCACTCGTAAAGCCATCCAAGACCTGGACGCTAAGATGACCGCGGGCAAAGAGTTTGACGCTCTGGCCGCCAAATCCGAGGAGCTGAGCACCACCTACGAGCACCAGGATAACAAGTTAAAACAGCTCCAGCAGGACTACAAGGCGTACCGGAAAGCCCAGGAGACCAGCAAGGCAGCCTTCACCCCGGAGCAGGCAGCAGCCTCCGCCCAAGTGGGGCAGAACTACCAGCACCGGATTGCAGCTGCACAGGCAGAGCTGAATGCCACCGCCCAAAAGCTGGATGCCCTCGGTGCCCAGATGGACGCCCTGCACCAGCGCGGAGTTACGGGGTATGATGCCAAGGACCTCCAGCAGCAAAATCTCCTGACCCAGAAACTGGAAAAACAGCAGGCTACTGCCGAACAGGCCCAGAAAGCATATGACGCACAGGGGGCTGCGCTGGAGGGGCTGAAACAAAAGCACGAAACCCTGGCCGGGCTGATGCAGCAGGAAGAAACAGCGGCTCAGAATCTGGCCAGTACCATCCAGCAGGCCGCAGTTTCCCCCGGCATGGAGTCCGTGGGGAAAAGCGCCGCATCTACCGCCTCCAGGGTCACAAGGGCCAGCAAGGCCGTTACCTATTTTGGCCGCCGCATGCGCGAGATTGTAACCGGTGCGCTGGTCTTCAACCTGATCTCCTCCGGCCTGCGCTCCGTGACCAATACCATGGGCAGCGCCATCATGCAGACCAATGGGTTCAAGGCAGCCCTTGCACAGCTAAAAGGTGCCGCCGCCACCTGTGTAGCACCCCTTGTCAGCGCGCTGGGCAGTGCGCTGACCTTTATCATCAACCTGCTGGCAACGGCACTCGGTTATCTGGCCCAGCTGATCTCCCTGCTGACAGGGAAAAGTATCTCCGCCATGAAAGCCCAGGCCAAAGCCCTGAATAAGACCGGCTCTGCTGCAGCCAAAGCCACCAAGAGCCTGGCGGCCTTTGACGAGATCAACCGCCTGCAGGATAACTCCAGCGGCGGCGGTGGCGGCGTAGGCTTTGACACCTCCGGCATTGGGCAGCTGCCCAGCTGGCTGAAAAAGCTGGCGGAGGAGTTCGGCGCAGGATTCAAGAAAGGCTTCGGCGATGCCGCGCAAGGCCTGGCCAACATTAAGGCCGACCTTGCCCAGATCGGTGCAGACCTGAAAGACATCTGGCAGGACCCTGCCGTACATGCTGCCGTCAAGCGCTTTGCCAGCACCGCAGTCTTTGCCCTGGGCGAAATTGTAGGCGCCGCAGCCAGCATCGGTGTGTCCGTTGCGGAAAACCTGGTGGGTGGCTTTGCCCAGTATCTGAACCGCAGCAAGGACTTTTTGAAAAAGATTCTACCCAACATCCTGAACCTGGGCTCTGACCTCATGGCTTTGCTTGGCGATACCGTCGCAGCTATTGCCACGGTTTTCCGGTCACTGGGCAGCGAGGGGGCCAAGCAGCTGACCTCCGGCTTCATTGGCATGCTTGCTAACTCCGCGCTGGGCATTATCCAGACCGTGGAACAGGTGGCCTACGCCATCGCCAAGCCGCTGCTGCAGCCTTTCATCGACAACGCCGAGAAAATACGGGACGTATTCGCCAACCTGGCCGCGGTCGTTGCACCCTTCTTTGTCGGGATATCGGACGGCTTCGCTGTATTTTTTGCCGCAATGGGCGACTTTTACAATGCGGTCCTCAAACCCATCATTGACGGCTTCGCAGCGCTCAACAGCGAGCTGCTGGGGGATTTTCTGGACACCATCAACCGGGTGCTGGAAAGCCTGACGGGCACCAAGGACGTGCTGCACAGCGTGGGCGAGGTAGTCGGCTTTGTGATTGCCGCGGTCCTGACCGGGCTGACGGTGATCAAAACCGTAACCACCGCACTGGGTGCCGCCAAGCTGGTCATTACAGGGCTGCATGGGGCATTCACCCTGGTCAGCGGAGTGATCTCCGGCTTCCCGGCACTATTGGGTGCGATCCTCTCCCCCGCCGGGCTGGTTGTGGCTGCTATTGCCGCTGCCATCGCAGCTGGTGTCCTGCTGTACCAGAACTGGGATACCATCAAGACAAAATGTGCAGAGCTGATCGCCGCCATCCAGCAGGGATGGAATGAATTCTGCACCCGCTTTTTGCAGCTGGTTTCTAACTTCTGCACCAAAACCAAGCAGGACCTCCAGAACTGGTGCAGCGCGGTGCTGCAATTCTGGCTGAACGCTGCCAACAAGGTGGTCAGCACCACCCAGAACATGGCCGCCAAGGCCAAGGCACTCTGGCAGACTCTCTGCACCGGCGTGCGGAATTTAGTATCTGGCTTTGTCAGCACCGTGGGGTCCGCCATGAACGGCCTGCGCAACCTTTTCTCCAGCATCTGGTCGGCCATCACCCGCATTGTCGGGGACGCTATCACCAATATCATCAATGGGGTGCTCTCGATGGTGGAACGCATCGCAAATGCAATTTCCGGCATTCTTTCCGCGCTCAGCAGCATGCACAGTCGGGTATCGGACGGCATCTCTTCCGCACAGAGCGCCATCGGCGGCGCTGCCGTATACAGTGCCCCGCTGACCGACCTGCCGGTGCCTGCCTTGGCGCGGGGTGCAGTCATTCCGGCCAACCGGGAGTTTTTGGCGGTGCTGGGCGATCAGAGCCACGGCACCAACGTAGAAGCTCCGCTGGACACCATCAAGCAGGCCGTGGCCGAAGTCATGGAAGATTTGCAGGCAGGCCAGATGGCGGGCTTTGAAGCCGTGGTTTCTGTGCTGCGGGAGATCCTCTCCGCCGTGTACGGCATTGAGCTGACCGACGAGGACGTAGGCCACGCCGTACAGCGCTGGCAACGCAAACAGCTGACTGCCACAGGAGGTGTGTAACGTGACCCTGACCAATCTGTTCCAGATCGATGGCAAATCCCTGTACGCACCGGACTGCGACATCGAACCGAGCTATTCCGACCTGGACTCCAGCGATTCCGGGCGCGACGAAGCCGGGTACATGCACCGCGAAGTGGTGCGGGAAAAGGTTGCCACCTGGCCCATCGCCTACAGCTGCCTGACTGACGACGAATACAAGTACACCATCGGGCTGTTTGCAGGCAAAGCAACGTTTCAGTTCACCCATCCCAAAGCCGGCTCTTCCACCGAGACCGAAACCACCACCTGCTACTGCAGCAAATACGGCATCGCCTGGCACAATGCCAAGACGAAACAGTGGAAGAACCTTAAGTTTAACATTATTGAATGCTGATTGAGAGTTAGGAGGTAGGAAGTAGGAGTTAAAACGGGCCTAAGGTCCAGCTCTGTAGGGAACGGTCTTGACCGTTCCGGGGCCTTGGGGCGGATTCCACAACGGGATTTACCGCAAGGCGACGGGCGCACACTGTGCGCCCCTACGGGACTGCAGCCTAATTTTCAAATCGTGCGTGAACGCGCACACCTTTCAACTCCTCACTCCTACCTCCTAACTAAAACCAAAGGAGGTGTATATTTGCTCCAACCAATTCTCACTCTCCCAAGCGGCACCGAATTAAAGGGCGGCTCCCCCGGCAGCGCGGTGAAGAGCCTTACCCTGCACACTGCGGTAAACGCCGGGCAGGAATTCGCCATCGGCTCTGCGTTTTCGGACTACATTGAAGCCGAGATCTGGGCGGACCCGGGCGGCAGCCTGCAGATCACGGCTGGGGATGCCCTGACGTACTACCGGCAGGACGATGCCGGGAACCGCACCAAGGTGGGCGTTTTCTATGCTGAAAAGCCCACCCGCACCAAGCGCAACAGCTACAAGGTCACGGCCTACGACACCATGTCCAAGCTGGATGCAGACTTCTCCGGCTGGCTGCGGGCCAATCAGGCACAGTTCCCCAAAACTATCTGGCAGCTGGTTCAGCTGGCCTGTCAGCGGGCAGGGGTCGCGCTTGCCAGCAGCAGCCTGCCCATCAATGGCAGCTACAGCGTGCAGGCGTTCTATGCGGATGATTTAACCTGCCGACAGATCATCTCCTGGGCGGCGGAAGCGGCAGGCTGCTACGCCCACATGAATGCAGACGGCAAGCTGCAATTCTTGACCTACACAGACAAGCGCAGTACTGCTAAAATCACCCCGGACGGAGCCAGCAACAGCACCGCCTATTATGCTGACAGCCTGAGCTATGAGGACTACACGGTCAAGGCCATTGAGAAAGTCCAGATCCGGCAGTCGGACAGTGACGTGG